AAGTAAACGTTTCGCAATCCACCTGCTTCGCTATTAACTAGACCAGCGGAATTCTGATCGAAAGTAAACTCATCAGGAGTCCAATCATGGTCTGCGGGGAAACTGTTAGGGTTACCAAGATCTAGACCACCACGGTTGAACGCAGGGTTTACAGTTGGATTAGCTCCAGAGACATCGTACGCAATCATACGAAGATCTTCGAGAATTTCCCGGTCAATCTCCAAAGCAACTTCTTTGCCGAGCAAATCAGTAAGTTCACGCTCAAGATCAAGGTTATGGTAAGCCTTGAGGTCTTGTGCGGCTTCAATCGTCCAGAGAGCACGGAACTTTCTAGTACGAGCGATAACTGCCTGTTGTTCGATATGGAAGTTTAGTTCAGGAATCTGGTTACCCGTTAGGGATTCACCTGCAGAGGCGTTCCACTGGGTTAGGGTTGCACTTGGAAAAGCAGCAATTCCTTCGCCTACAGAACCACTCAGGTTACCTGAGAAGGTGTTGGTGAGTGAGTTGCTAGTATCCCAATCAAGATCTCCGGAGTCGTCGATAGAACCAACACCATCAGAAGCGTTAGGCCCAGCAGTCTGACCACGGTAGGTAAGTAAGTACTTACCGTATACGGATTGGGTTGTGTCGGAGTCACCGTGGACTCGATCAAAACCTAGGTAGAAAACCTGTGAAACAGGTCCTTGCATTGGCTGAACGCCAACAACTTTGTTAGCGATAAGCTCGGGGAAAACTCGGCGAACGAGTGGAAATGCAAACTTTTGGAACGTACCTAGCTGACCTACAGTTGTGCTTTCTTCGAGAAGACCTTCCTTCGTACGCTCTGCGAGAACGTGGCGAGCTTGGTTTTCAAGAAGTACAGCAGTTGTTTCGCGTACATAGCTATCGTTAATTCCTTCAAGAATGGGTGACCACTTTTCACAAAGTACATGTGTATCGGTGTTTTTCATTATTTTATTCTTATTTGTTAGATAGACGAATTACGTCTTCTGTTAGGAAAGCATTCTCTACTGCAGGTTGCGATAGAGAGGTTTGGTGTTGGTCCTCGTTAGTAATAACGAGAGCCGATTCGGAAGACTTAAAAGGAGTCTTCTTAGTTTCAGACAATACAGTGACGTCCTCACGTAAGGAGGTTACTGCGTCTTCGAGAGTGGTATTCTCAGACATCATCTGAGATACTTGATTATTGAGGGTATCAACGGACTCTTGAAGTTTTTCGTTTTCTTCTTTGTAGAAGCTAACAGAGGAATCGGAATCTTTGGAATTGATATCTTCGGCGATAACAGCTTTCAAGGACTCGTAAACTTTGACGGCACGGAAAGTTTCGTCATCGTTCTCTAATTCTTTGAGAGCTTCAGCCTTCAATTCATTGATCTTCATCCGAAGGAAACCACTAACTTTAGCGGTGAGTTCCTTCATCTCTTCTTCAACACGCTCGTTTACAGTACCTTCAATGAGATTGCTAATATCCTGTAATCCGGATTCGGAGAATCCTTCAGGGATAAGTTTTGCGAGTTCATCGGAGAATTTGTTTTTCATAGTGTTTATCCTATCTTTGTTATCTATAAACCTTTACAGGAAAATGTAAAAATTTTTTATTTTTTGTTTAAGTGATTTTGCAGAGCACGAATGTAAGTGCGTTCTGCTCTGAGGTGGTTTACTTCCTTTGCAGCATTTTCAGTAGTCTCTGAGATAACTTGTTTGTTTTCCATAAGACCAGGAAATGCTCCTTGACAGGAGGGGTCTGATACCATATCCCATGTAATGAGTCTTAAGTTCTCATTTACAACATAAGCATCTTGATCTGCATCATAAGTAAGACCTCCCACTGCACGGGAGGAAATTCCAATCTTAACACCAGCTTTTACCAATTCTTGTAAAACCTTACCTGCAGGAGTGTTAAGGAGTTCGGCTTCCCCAATCACTTTATTACCTTCCATGTGAAGTCCAGTAATAACGTGGGAAGCGTTCGTTAAATGAACGACCTCATCCGTTGGATGGTCTAGCTCTCCTACGAGACGTCTTTCTTGTAGGAGAGGTTGAAGTTTATTAACTTCTCTTTCTAGGAGAGTTCTTTCATAAACTCTCTTATTACCATTCTTCTTGTGGGCTTCCTGAAAGAGACCTCGTACTTTCATAGGTCTACCTGCTTTACCCTCGGTAAGAACTTGAAGTTCTCCGAACGAAAATACATCTCTTAATAAATCCATTATAGTTTTCCTAATTCAAAGTTGATAAATTTAGAAGAAGCTTTTTTACCTTTCTTCTTTTTCTTCTTTCCGGGCTTCCAAGTATTAGCTCCCCCAGAATTAGTTCCAATCATCCCAATGCTAGTCATTTCAGAAAGAGCTTTTCCTAGAAGGGTAGGCTCCTTATGATCCTTTTGAAGTTTTTCTCCGGCTTCAATAGCGGCGTGGAGATCTGCACCTGGATCATTTGCCACAACTTTTGCGGTTTTTCTCTTGAGTTGCTTACCTGCCTTTACTCTTGCACGAGTTTGTCTTATGACTTTAGGAGTTCCTTTTCTTTTAGGGGGTTCCCCTTCTAAACTCTTAATTACTTTTTTAGCTTTTGGATCTCCTTCTTCAGCTTGGATGGAGAGGTCCTTCACCTTGCCTTCGCCCAGTGAATGTTCAAGAAGTGCGTTTCTCTGGTCATCGGAAAGCTCGGGAAGTTCCTCGTTGTAATTCTTGCCTACTGAATTCAAAGATTCAGAAGTAACTTCAGATAGTGGCACAGCATCAGTCATGCCCATGTTGGACATAATATCATCCGCCATCTCCATCATAGTTTTATCAGTCATTACTTGCTAAGTGCTACAAACAACTCACTAGAATTTTCGTCTTCAAAGATATCGCCAAGGTTGAACGTTTCTTCTTCAAATTCAACAGACTCCATAAGCATGGAATTGCTCTCGTCTAGTTTTTGAGCTTCCTCAGAAGGGATAGCGATAACTGGAATATAATACTCACTGTCAACGGTTTCAATATCTTCGCAGAGAGCATAAAAATCACCTTCACGTTCGATAACGCAAAGAGGACCTTCTTCTTCTGAAAGAGTTTCTGAATCCGTGGAATCTTCTTCGATTACTTGATCGAGTTCTTCCTCAGTGATCTCTTCTACGATTTCTTCTTTTTCAGAGACATCGTATCCGTAAGATTCCATGATACGCTTAGCGGTCTCATCATCTACAAAGTTATAATCTACAAATTTCATTTCTTTTTACCTTTTGGTTTGAGAGAAGAGATCAACTCTTCTAGGGTATTTAGTCTTTCATCTTGGTCAAGTACTTGTTTTTTCGAAGCACTGTTTAGGAAAGAAGTTAGCCACCCTCTTCCTCGTTTAGTTAAGAGTGGTACAAATACGAATAATATTAGGTACCACCATCCCGCTGTTTTGATAAAGTGTGATATTTGGCAGATGATCCCATCTAACCCTCCATCAGGGCATGCATGCTCCGTAGGCAATACAGGATTATCTAATTCAGGAGGATTCATCAAATCTGCTCCTACTACTCCTGCAACTGCTCCTCCTGCGGCTCCATAAGGTCCTAATAAAGAACCTACTGCTGCTCCTCCTGCTGCCATTCCTCCTGTAAGGAGGGTGCTGCATGAGGATAAGAGTAGGAGAGGGATTAGGAATTTCACGGGGTATATCTATCTCTTGGCCAGCTTGTAGTTCTACTAAGCCTGAAAAAACTCGCGGAGCCCTTGTACAGTTGGTAGTTGTAAGTACCAGGCTGGAAACGATCCCATTGTTTCGAGTTGGACCACAATGGTCTAGGCACTATATATTCTCCCGGAGGTATATCGACTGTTATAAAGAGTGTTATAGTCATTCTGCGTTGGTGAAGGGCGTCGGTGGTAAAACGGCACCTAAAAAGATCGGGATAACGTCTTAATTTTGTGAGGCTTGTGTAACCATTGTCGTTGGTGTTGTAAACATCATTGCGTTGCGCACCTTCAGTAATATGCTTGTTTCCTTTTGAGGTGAGTGCCCAATCCTCAAAATCAAATCTAATCCGGTCGTTAGATCCGTTAGTGCCTACACCCCAATTTACCCCATTGACGAGGTCGGCGTCATCACTTATCCAAGAATCAACATGATCCCATAATGTACTAAAGGTTCCGCCATTCAGGATGACCATGTAGTGGCCGTTCGAAAGTCTTAGGCCATTGGGAAGTATCCTACTATTTACATTATGACTAACCTCCCCGAGGTCGCCATATCGTGGCGCCAGCCAGTTACCGCAGAATACAGGACCGGCAAGAGACTCGGGGGATTGAGCGACCCAAGCAGGGTCAGAAGTATCAGGGCATGCCAATATATCATTTTCTGCAGGAAGGGAAGGTACGATAGGTGTCCCGTCTCCCCCTTCTTGTACTAATGCACGTCCTTTAGGTTCCCATTTATTAGGGGAATCAGGTTCAAAACCAAGAATACTGCCCGGAAAGAAAGAACTTATATCTGTATCTGATAAGTCAGCTAATTTTAAAGTTAAAATAAAAGGTTTCCATACCTTTAACACATCATCATACCCTAAAACATCATTAGATGTGGCACCGGTGAAATCAGAGAAATGCTCAAATAGAGGGGGTGCAGCATTCCATTGCACGGGTCCATCGGGGTCGCCGGGGTTGATGGGAGTGGTTTTTAGAAAATAACCCTTGGAGGCAAGAGTAGTATCCGCTGAATTTGATACGTCAGAGAAATCACGTATTCTTCTAGAAAATTCATGTGCAGTAGTATTTACCCAAT